AGGTAATTGGATGATACTTGCTAGAATCAATGATGTAAAAAAAGAATTACAAGAAGAGGCTAAAAACATGGGCTTATACTTTCAAGATATGAAAGGAAACAAATCCTATGACATAAATCAATGGAAAGCTATTCAAGATTGGGATAAAATTTGTAGCGGAGGATCTATCAATAGAGAAGACGCATGCATTATGTATAATTATCTTCTAAACATAGATCACGGCTACCGTTCAGCGGACAGCAAAAAGTGGAGTTTTGCACATCCAAACCAGCTATTTGATTTCAACGAATTACACTTGCGTGGTGGAATGGTAGAAGAAAAAGCAACTTGGCAAGAAGCTTTTAAAAGAAAATTTAAAGATTCCGAGAAGAAATATTTTATTAAATTAATTGAATCAGAAGTAAATTTAGATGAAAGAGCACCTATTTTAATTGATACAATTCATCAAGTAAAAGGGGGTGAGGCTGATAATGTTGTGCTTTCATCAAAATGTAACTTTCCATCACATTACGAAAGAAAATCATTATTAGATAAGGTGCAGGAGTTAAGAGTTTGGTATACAGGGGTAACAAGGGCGATCAACACGTTACACTTATTAGGAACTTTCCATAAGTATAATTTTCCGTTGAGTAAATATTATAAATTGTATAGAAGTAATTATGTCAGTTTTTAAAAAACAAGAAGGCGGATCCCATTATAAATCTTTTGCTATTCAACCAGCACAATACTCAATAAAAAATAATCTTCCGTGGCCTGAGGGTGAGTCTATAAAATATATTACTAGACATAAGTTAAAAGGTGGAAAAAAAGATTTGTTAAAAGCTAAACATTGTATTGATATGATTATAGAAAGAGATTATGGCTCTGATTGACGCTAAATTTTTTGAACGCGCAAAAGAACGTTTTAATATTAAATTTGAAAATGTTTTGGATATTGGTGCAGCAAATGGCGACTGGTCTAGTCATGTTAAGGATTTTTATCCAGATGCTAAATTTACATTAATAGAGCCAAATAAGTTACATAATGAGAGATTAAGAAGTTTAGGTAAAGTTCACAATGTTTACTTAAGTGATAAAGTTGAGGAGAGAGAATTTTATGTATGCAAAGACCCTTTTCAACAAACTGGTAATGGTTTTTATAAAGAAAAATCTAATGTTCCTTTTGATAAACAGTTAGTAAATACTCATACTTTAGATTCTATAACACAGGATGAAACATTTGACTTAATTAAATTAGATGTTCAAGGTGCTGAAGTAGAAGTTATCAAAGGTGGTATGATTACAATACCTAAAGCAAAATGGCTGCAGATTGAAGTACCTGTATTTGAATTTAATATCGGATCTCCTAGTATGTATAATTTACTAGGAAACCTAAAGGCAATAGGCTTTTATCCATTTGACGTTGCGCAACTTTTATTTAATGTAAGATGTTTGTATATTGATATTATGTTTGTCAATCGTAACTTACCAACACACGAGTCTGAGGATTCAATAATAAATTTTACAAAGTATGGTGTTAAAAAAAATAATAGTTAAAATAAGAATGTGGTATGCGGATATTCGTGGCCATCATGGTAAACGTTGGAATTATGAACCGGGTGATTGGTACATGGGTAGAAAGAAAAAAAGAAAATGACAGCAAGTTACGGATTTGGAATGTTACTAGTTGGTATTATTGTAATAGCAATAATATGTGCAATTGGTTTTCATGTAATTAATAAATGATTGTTTTATCAATACTAATAATATTATCAATTTATGCATTTGTATGTATGTTACTTTACTTTTGGCATAAGGAGAGGCCATGAGTCATCAGTTGAATTTTATATATTCAGATTCTGATTGGGTATGCCCTTCAGAATATCCAGACTTAAGAGCAGCAGATGAAATTGCAATCGACTTAGAAACAAAAGATCCTGATTTAAAAAAATATGGTGCTGGTTGGGCATACGGTAAGGGTCATATTGTAGGGTTTGCAGTGGCTGCACTTGGTAAACAATATTATTTTCCGATAGCTCATCATGCTGGTGGTAATATGGATTTAGATATTACAGTGGCCTGGATGCAAGATCTACTAAAACAACCAAGCACAAAAATATTTCATAACGCTGCATATGATTTAGGATGGTT